CCCTTAAATTTAACATCAGCTCCGCAATGATAACAAGATACCTTATCGGTCACTCCGTTCATGAAATACCATATCTTCTCCTTGAAATATAAATCTTTAAACCAGTTGGACTCAGAATGTGAAACGATATTTTTGTATATATCTGGATATGTTTCAGATAAATACGTTTCCTTGGTCTTAAGACCGTTGGCGTTATTTTGGGTGAAGAATTCCACGTAGTTCATAACCACAAATATAATAAAAAAAACGTAACGTTATCCAAATATGAATAACGTTACGTTTGAATCAAATTATTGTAAATATTACCAAAGGAGAATAGCTCTGTCAAATCTTAACGTGGCGTTGATTTCAGCGATGCCGTCATCATCCATGCTGAGGTCACCGAAAGACACCGTGGTCAACATTGTACCTTGTAAAACCCATTTCTCAATAACCACACCAGTTGGGTCAAGCATTTCCAATTCAACATCTTTCTTGTAACCTACCGCATACCCTTGTCTACCAGTTACAGATTCAGAACCCAATCTTACCCATTCCATAATAGCTTGTGTACTTGATGGTGCGATAGCGTCTCTGAACGTAACATCGATTGTCTCCCAAGTGAACCTACCCAATACGTATGTTGACGTATTTAAGAATGGTATCTCAACGTCAGATTGCGTAATTGTAGGTCTCGCTGCTGACGCCAACCACCACTCTTGTATACCTAATTCCGAAGGGAATCTAAGCAAAAATCGGTTTTTCCTTTTCGGTTCGTAAGGAAGTGGCATTTTTATAAGTAAGTCGCTCATTTTTTTATTTAGTTTATGATATTTATTATTACCTTTGTTAGTAAATATGTAGTAACGGAAAAAAAAACATGAAAAAAAATAAAACTGAAACTTTTATAGAAAAAGCTAAAAAAAACTATGTCGATAAATATGATTATAGCGGTATTCTTTATATAAATAGCACAACTGAAGTTGATATATTGTGTGTTGAACATAATCAAACATTCAAACAAACACCGTCAAATCATCTAAGAGGGTGGAACGGCTGTCCAAAATGTCAAGCGCCACGGATTGACTCAACTGAAGCGTTCATAAATAAATCAAAAGAGATTCACGGTGCTAAATATGACTACTCGAAGTCAGAGTATTATAACGCTAGTACTAAAATTCTAATAATGTGTTCAGAACACGGAGAGTTTGAACAACTAGCATCTCACCACACAAACGGTCACGGTTGTCCTAAATGTGCGATTAACAGTAGGGTGTTAAAAAAAACATATGATACAGAAACGTTCATAGCTAAAGCTAAAGAAGTCCATGATGATAAATATGATTACACTAAAGTTGAATATATCAGCTCCAAATCAAAAGTTAAAATAATTTGTTCGGAACACGGAGAGTTTGAACAGTCACCAGCTAAACACTTAAATAATCAAGGTTGCTATAAATGTGGTAAAGAAAGCGTTAGTAAAAAGTTAAAAGTTTCTACCTATGATTTAATTACAAAACTTAAAATTAAACATAATAATAAATATAATTATAATCTTTCTGACTATATGAATTCACATAGTAAGATAGATATTGAATGTCCGATACACGGTAGTTTTAAACAGGTTGTATATGACCACAACAATGGTCACGGTTGTCCTAAGTGTACGTCTAGCGTATCTAGTTATGAAATAGAATTAAACGATTTTATAAGAAGTCTTAACTACGATACCGTCACATCAAGTAGAAGCATAATTTCACCGCACCAATTAGATTTATACATACCCTCAAAAAATATCGCAATAGAATTTGATGGAATATATTGGCATTCTGAATTATATAAATCCGATGACTACCATATTAACAAAACCAATCTATGCGAAGCTAAAAATATCAGACTTATCCACATATTCGAGGACGAGTGGAAATATAAAAAAGATGTTGTTAAATCACGGTTAAAGAACATATTGGGTGTAACCGATAATAAGATATACGCTAGAAATTGTGAACTTAGTATTATGGCGAATACTGAGCGTGATGTATTCTTAAATGAAAATCACCTGCAAGGTTCAGTTAAATCGAGTATTAACATCTGTCTGACACATAAAGGTGAGATAGTATCATCAATGCATTTCAATAAACCTAGATTGGGTGTTGGTTCATCAGGCGAACACTATGAATTGAGTCGATTCTGTAACAAAATCGATACATCGGTGGTAGGTGGTGCGTCTAAATTATTAAAATTCTTCTATAACACATACGGTCAAATCAAGTTAATCAGTTACGCAGACAGGCGATGGAGCGAAGGGTCGATATACGATACATTAGGGTTCACCCAAACAAGGATAAATAAACCTAATTATTGGTATGTGGTTAATAATAAACGAGCACATAGATTTAATTTTAGAAAATCTATGTTAAGGAAAGAAGGTTTCGACACTACTAATAGTACCGAAAGAGAGATAATGCTATCTAGAGGTATCTATCGGATATATGACTGTGGAACAATCACATACGAAAAAAGCCCAGAATAATCTGGGCTTTTTTCTTTATATACCTATGTGTTATTAGATGTTGTCAAATGAAGCCCCTGTATTTGTGACGACAAATTCGATATTGATAAACTCTAATGATCTTGTAGGTTTAATAAATATTCTACCATTAAGCTCATTTCTATCAATTGATTCAGGTGTATCAACTAGAACCACTCTAAAGTCAGTAAGACCTCTTGAAGACCTAATATTATCTAGGATAGGGTTAACTAAACTTAAGAACTGATTTCTAACAACGTCATCATTCTGTTCGAACAGCAATCTTATAGCTACAGCAGAGATAAGTTTACGCGCTTGCAAAAGCAGACGTCTTACGTTGATTCTATCAAGAGCGGACTCTCTAACTTGTAGGGTTTTATTACCCCAAAGTTTAATACCTTCTGAAGCGAAAGTAATAACAGGGTTAACTCTACCAGCATAAAGGATATCTCGTTCAGATAGGGTAAGTTTTTTACGTGCTTTGATTGCGTCAACGTTACCTCTCTGTATACCAGCTACCGCGAACCATGGGAATGCGATATTATCGGTAAGAGCAGTGTTTCTAACAACATCTCTAGTAGGTGGTAACCAAATATAGACATTGTTTTCGGTATCATTCACTTGAATCCAAGGATAGTATGTTGACGTGTAGCTTGAATCATATAGACCATCCAACCTATCAACAATTTCATCTGCGGGTAAAATCTCACCAGAAGCGCTAAGGTCAGGTGTTGTTACGATGTACCAAGAGTCAGCTCTATCTTGCTCAATCATTTCGATGGCCTCTTCTATGAGGTTGGTGTTTTCATCAGTATCAATGCCTGGTGTGGCGAACACATTAACGTTCACAGCTTCAGGGTTACTGAATGTCCAAATAGCTTCAAGGTAAGCGTAGTAATCTGAGTTGATTCCTTCATCACCATTGCTCAATACTCGGTTTTTAAATGTTGCATTAGCACCACCAATCAGACCATCTTGACCAGCGATTCCGTTAATCAAGTATGGGTCAGTATTGGTTCGTCTATCTCTATAAACGTCCCAACCATCAAAACCTCCGTAAGGTGCGAATGTGAATTTTCTTGCGAAGATTTTTTCATAAGCAGTACCTTGTATACCAGCTTCTGTTTGGAATGGGCAGCAACCAGTATCGAATAAGAATATTGGAGAATATGTGCCACCTGAAGCGTTAATAACTATTTCAATACCATCAATGGTAGCGCCAGTTGCACTGATATCCATGTGGAAGCCTTTTGTAAGACCAGTCCACATATCAAGTCCACTAATATCAGGAACACCTTTATAATCAAAGAAATCTTGGTCGATACCAACTATATTAGACAAACCTAAGAAAGCTTTGCGTTTATTCTCATATCCACCATAAGTCTTTTTATATGTGATATTCGGGAATACCACGTTATTAGACACTTGGTTGTAGTCTCTTTGTGGGTAACCTATGAAACCAGCTGGGAAAGTGGTTGATGTGTCAGACGTGTCATCCATTTCAACAAGAACATACGTAGAATTAGAGGCATATTCACCATCCAAAGTACCTATACGTCTTGCGATATAGTTATTTCCTCTAGGGTCCATAGAAAGTCTTGAGAACCGCTCCAATACAAATTTATTTGCATCAGTATCGCTAAATCTACGAATTTCAATATCGAATTCACGCTCACTAGGTTTAATATTAGTGATTGAGATCTTAATGTCTTCGTTAGCGGTATTTCCGTCAGAAATTGTCCAAAGTCTGAATAGTCTAAGAAGGTTAGTACCCCTAAGTTCTGATACGACATATGGTGTAACGGCTGGCGAGAATTCTTGTAGATAATTATCGAAAGGTTCACCCAAAACACTAGAGTAATCCGTTAAACTAACTAAGTTTATTGCTCTTACTTTACCATCAGATATATCATTGTCCAACATATTCTGATAAATCTCTTCAACAAATAAAGCTGTTTTACCGTCTTTTTCCGATCTACCCAATACCCTTGTGATATAGTTTTGTTTAGATGGGTCAAATGAACAATTATAATCAAAGTTGCCTAGAGTAAATGCATTACCAGATAACGCGAAATCACCGTATGGGTCGCTACTCGCGCTAGTTGGGGTTGACGCAAACTCAACGAATGTTGCGTTAGAGGTAGAACTACCAGTTACCTCAAATGTGATTTGTTGAGTTCCGAAGTATTCACCACGTGAACGTAGTAATGCTACGATTTTATCTTCAATACCTGTATAACCTGTACCAGTCAAAGTAATGGTAACACCAGAAGTGTAACCAGTATAAGCTGTCGCACCAGATGGAACTATATCAGTTACAACTAGATTAAATGATGCTCCAGAGAATACGTTATTAGTTTGAGTAGATAAGTAAGTAGCTGGAATATTTGTAGGGTCACCCACACTAGCTGAAGCTAAGAATGATAATTGAGAAGTAAGAAGATTCTCGCTAATCAATGCTTGAACGGTAGAGTCGGCACTTTGATAAGTGAGTGTACCACCTGAACTTACTTGGAATGTGATAAGCGAGTTACCACTGAAACCAGAATAGCTTGTTGTGGATGCGGTTGTAACGGTTGATGGGTCCAATGCGGCATCCAAAGTGATACCCCAAGCTGGACCTGCGTCATAACCTGAAAATCCCAATACCCTAGTGACAAACAATTGGTTTGATTGGGTAAGGTATGATTTGGCTACATACGGTAATTCGTATTG